TTTGGTTGGCCATTTTAGGACCAGCCTGGCGCATTTGCTCGATAAGACCTTGGTCAAGCCCGCGTTTAGCGAGTGTTTCAAGGTTCTGCGACCACTTATCAACCGCGTCGATGTTTTTCTGCAAGTTAGCAGTCATTTGATCTGCAGATAGGGCCGTCTGTTGCTCGATAGCCTGGAACGCGTTCTGAACTTCACCTTTGAGATTTGCGAACTCTTGTTGCATCATCTCTACAGCTTTCTTCTGCGCCTCGTTCATGGTCGTCAAGTTATAGATTATACGACCAGAAGCATCTTCCGTAGACTTAGCCTTGGCTTCGTTGTTCTTAACGATTGTATTCGTTAATTCGTTGTCAGAGTCCTCGGTTTTCTTGATGTCGTCTTGGAGCTTCTTGACTTCTTCGTTGTATTTCTTCTTGGCTTCTGTCTTGATACTATCTCGGAGTTTCCCACCAGTAAAACCAAGCTCTTCTACCTTTTCAGTCTTGTCAAGAGCGTTCTGGTACTCTTTTTCGAGTTCCTTCATCTTGTCCTTGATTTCAAGGCGCTTCTTGGCGTTCTCGACCATTCGCTCGTTTGCAGCTTCAATCTCAGCCGATGCCTTGGCAATCTCAATCTGCTTACGGATCGCGTCCGTAGTCATGTTGATTGTGCCTGTGGCCTTGTCGTACTGGATATTCAAGCCCTCAATGCGTGAGTTAAGGGTTTCTGCTGCAGATGCAAGTTCTTTCTTCTGACTTGCGGTTTTGTTCTCTACCGCGTTCAGTTCGTCGATCTTCTTGACTAATCGCTCGTTATCCTCTGCTGTTGCTTGGATCTCGTTTCTGCGGTCCTTATAGGCTTCATTGCCTTTGTTTATGCTTTCATGTAGATCATCGAGGGATTGCTGGAATTCTTTTGCTTTTTCTTTGGCTTTCTTGGTTTCTTCGCTTTCCTGTGTTAACCAAGACACCAGGCCAGCGATAGCACCGACAACGATAAAGACTCCGCCAGACGATAGAGCTGCCAAAGCCCCAGCGAGTCCAGTAGTAGCACCCGTTGCTACAAGTGAGGTACTGGTTAGAGATACCAGGGAAGTGATAAGCGTACCAATCAGACTACCGATACCCTTGATAATGGATAGTCCCAGCATCGCACCTTTAAAGAGCAATACCGCACCTACGACACCAGCGAAGATTGAAATAAGCGGGTCTAATACAGGTTTAAGAAAGCCTAATACACTTACTAGCGACTTAACAACTGGAGTAGCACCACGAATAACACCAATAATAATGTTAAAGGTGTTATTAATAGCTTCTTTGATACTATCCAAGTGTTTGGCAATACTCTTACCAGTGACAGCCTTGCTCAAGTTGTCAAACTCGGTAATGACATTTGCGATACCTTTTGCTACGGCCAGGACGATATTGTTGAATGATGTCTTGATACCCTCAGAATTTTTCTTCGCCATCTCAGCAAATCCGTTAACTCCTTTATTCAGCTCAATCAGACGCTTACTAAAATCACTAAAAGTTATCTTGCCATCTTGTAAAGCCTTGTAGAGGTCATTCTGTGCCGATGCCCCAGCATAACCAAAAGATTCTGCTGTCTTCTGCAAGGCATAAGACATGGTTTCTTGTAGGGTCTTCCATGATTGCAAGTCAACCTTACCAGATGATAACATCTGGGTATACTGCGTTAAGCCACGGCTCGCTTCTTCCGTCGATGCTCCCGATGCAAGAAAGGCATTATTTAGGGCGATTGTTAATTTCGTAGACTGTTTAAGGTTACCAGTCATTGAGGTTAGTTTTTGAGTCGTAGCTACGACCGTATCAAGAGAAGTTGGTAAGCCCTCGATACCCTCAGCCAGTAACTTGGTAGATGACGCTACATCTTTTGAAGAGTGCCCCAGCGACTTCATGACTTTCGGGAAGCGTTGCAAGGTATCGAAGCGGTCAATAGCTTTATCCATTGACTGGCTTACAAGGTTCATTGCAGAACTGACAGCTTTAAACGCTACCGCACCGACTGAAAAGTTCTTGATTGCGTCCTTGATCTTGTCAAATTTTGACGCGCTCTTTTCAGCCTGGTCGCCTGTGGTTTTGATGATGTCTTTTAGCTTGACGAAACCGCCCCCACTTTGAGATGCGACTTGTCCGGCTCTATGGACTAGATCGGCGCTTACTTTAAAGCCATTTCCACCGGTTTTACTGATTGTGCCAGCTTCCCTTACTTTCTCGGCTGCCTGTTTAAAAGCATCACCGCCAGACTTAGAAAGCACACCGGCTTCTTTGATTTTAAAACTTGCTGACTTAAAGCCCTCTCCGCCTGTCTTGGCTTCGTTGCCAGAGGCCTTTACTTTTTCTGCCGCTTGCTTAAAGCCATTGCCAGACCGCTGGGCAAGATCAGAGCTTTCTTTTACTTTCTCCCCGGCTTGTTTAAAACCAGAACCAGAGCGCCCAGCTAAATCAGAGCTTTCTTTGATCTTCTCCCCAGCACGACGAAAGCCATTGCTAGAGGTTTCGGATAGTTTTGCACCCTCGGCCATACGGTCTCCGGCACGTTTAAAACCTTGTCCAGCTCTTAAAGCCTTGTCACCAGTAGCCTGAATACCATCGCCCGCGCTTTTGACTCCCTGGCCCGATCTTCGGGCTTCTGACTCTAAACGCTTCAAGGCATCTGATAGCTCTGTAAGTTTGCGCCCGTTAACCTGGACGTCAATTACAATTTTTCCATCTGCCATCTATTCATCTCCCTCCTTTCCGTCTAATCTATATTTATTTTGTAGCCGTCTCATTTTGGCCTTATACTCGCTACTATCGTTCTTTGAGGGTTTCCAAGACCGTATCTCTACCAATTGAGATACAGCCGTTCCCTCTGGTAAACCGTTAAGTAGCGCGATAAATTCGGGCCATGTTAGCCGGCCTTGTGCTTCAAAGAGGTTGATATTATACGCTTGCACAAAGCTCGCGTATATTTCCTGCGCGTCTACTTCAAAATCAATCAAACGGATATCTTCTTCCTCGTCCTTGGCTACCGGCATAGGGTTCCCGTGCCGATCATAAACCACGCGCTCTTTTTTAGTTTTCAAAAAATGCTCGTCGATATATTCCCATACGGCTACTATGTCCTCTGGATTGTCCAAGGCTTCGTCCGTCATCATTAAAACCGCTGTACGCATCTTCTCGAGATTATTCATGACTTCGTTGTCAAACATCTCAAAGACATCAAGCACCAGATCAAAGGAGCAGTCCACCTCATAGGTGCGTCCGTTCACTTCAAAGGAGTTCTGTATAGGCTCATTTAATTTCATGAGCAATCCTCCTTGTTATTTTTTGCTGGTCTTTTTTGTCTTTTTGGCTTTTGCTTTTTTAACAAAGGACTCAGCAACCGCACCCGATGCCTTGGCCCGTTCTTGGCCTAGACGGTCAAGTTCAGCACCCAGCAAGGTATCTACCTCATCAAATGCATGATCCAAAGCGTCAAGGTCTGGATAATGTTCATACAATTTAGCAAAGGTACCGTCCCCGAATAAGACATCATATTTAATCTCCGTCATTTTCTTCTGCATCTTAAAGGCTTCGTCAATAACTTCTTTGTTAACAATTCCCTCTTTAAGATCGTCAAATTCTCCGTTGTTGGAGCGTTCAATCAGCTCTAACTGATACTTGTTAAAGCGTTCTGCGATCTCTTCCTGTAGCGTTGCAAGCCGTGAGATATTTTCTAGTGATGTATCAAACTGCAGTTCGATTTCTCCGATATCGATCGGGATAAAGTTGCGTTTTAATTCGATTGAAATAGACATGTTTTTTCCTCCTTTAAATGCACAAAAAAGAGCGCTACCTAAACAGATAGCGCCCAATAATTCGATTAGACGACTGCTGAAATTTTTGGAAGTGAATTATACGAGATTTTGCAAGAAAATTCTTCGTATTCTGCAGCAGCGCCCGAACCAGCTTTGATATCAGATACGGTAGCGATTCCGACTGCTTGGTTCTTACCGTCAGCATCTACGATCTTATGCCATACAAGTCGTTCATTACCGAGTTTGTATTTAAGACCAGCGATGTGCTTCATGGCTGGGTCTTCCTTGTCGTATGTGCCTTTGAATGTGTAAGAGCCTTTAACAGATGTAACAGTAGTCTCTTCTGTACCGTCTCCGTCGTAGTAAGCTACAGAAGTTGTAGCCTCGTCTGTATCGTCTGCGATTTCTTCGATCCATTTCGCAAGTTCCAAATAAGTAGATTTTTCTGGTTCTACTTTTGGATCAGTTACAGGAGCGATGAAATGCCCACGTAGGGCGTTTTTATAACGTGCCATATATTAATTAATTCCTTTCTTTTTGCGGTTGAAAAACCGTGATGTTTGCTTGAATATCTTGTAAATAGATGTAGTAACCTTGCTCGTCTCTCTCATTGAGAAACGGCATTGCTACTTCTAGGTTATCGAATGCATACGATCCGTTAGCGCTTGGAATATCTACGAACAGATCAGACAGAGCTTCATTTACTGCCCACAAGCAAGTGTTTGCTTTTTCGTGGTCTTTTGTCTTAACTGCGATTTCAAACGGCAGTGATACATCTCTAGCCTCATCCATATAGATTTTATTGATCTTTCCACCAGCCAGTGGATAGACTACAAGGCTCTCGTCTTCGTCTAAATAATCCATACGGGACTTGATAGGGAGATCAAGAGAATTAACGAAAGCATTAAGTCTTTCTAAAAAATCATTTTTAGCATTCATAGTCCTAACGCCTCTCTTCCTTTATCTGCCCATTTGTCGCCATACAATCCTTTCGCTTTCAAATCCCATCGTTTACCAGTTCCAGCAGTTGTATACTTTTTAAAAGTAAAACTGCGATGCTTGTTGTAGGAGGAACCGTAAAATTGCGCCCTGGCATAGACTGTGTTATATACAATCTGATTGCCAGAAACATGGCCAGAACCTCGAAGATCACCGTCACGGAGAGGCACGAACCTTTCCATGTCCAACATCGCTTGGTTAGCGATAGCATACTCAGCAACTTTCTTTGCATTCGGACCGAACTTCTTATTAATCCGTCCTAGATCAACTGTGATACTAATTCCCATTAGATCACCTCGATTTCATAAGTAAGTATTCGCTTACTAATCGGGTGTCTGTTTGGAATGATCTTAACGATGATGTACTCTTGACCATCTACAATCAATTTTCCGTCGATGTAAGAGCGATCGATTTCAAAGTTGCAATAATCTGTATCGATATACAGCACTCCAGCAAATTGGTCCGTGCGGTTCTTACTTTTTCCAGACTTCTGTGATTGGACGTGTGAGGTACTCTCATCAAAACGGCAAGGATCGATATATAGATCGCCGCCGAATGTTTCTTTCCCCCACTCATCAATACCAACACGCTTTTTTATGATTGCTGTATCGACTAACATTCGCTTATCTATCATAAGACACCCCACTATAGCCAAAACCAGCCACTTTGAGCCAGTTTTCAGCATCAAGAGAGAGATTATACTGTGAACCTTTTGAAACACTCTGAGAGCCACTCTGATAGCTTACTGTGGTTCGTCCAACAGTCACGCTAGATAGAGATTGTTTCTCTTCTGCTGTAGCAATTCCAGAGCGATCCAGGTAGTAAATCTGATAAGCGATAGCGTTCTTTACTGCTTCTTTGCGTAGTTTAAAATCACTTTCGAAATCTCTGTAAGCGTAGAAATTATGAATGTACAGGTTTACAGTCATTTCTGCCCGCTTGTACAATTCATCGTATTTGTCCGTTTCGTCAAAGCCTAATTTAAGATATTCTGGATAGGTTAAGTAATCCATATTCTCACCTCTTCTATAAATAAAAGAGGTTGGATTATGCCTCAACCTCTTCCGTTTCTGTAGTTTCTGTGTCTGCTTTCTTCTTGCGACTGCGTTTCGGTTTCTGTTCCCCAGCTTCTGTGACTTCAATTAGTACAGTTTCACCAGGGAATACATCTGCCAACTTTTCGATTAATTCTTTAGCTGTCGCGTCGTCAAGTTCCACGACATCACTTTCTAACACTGTGATATCAAGATCTTGGAAGAAAACATTTTTAGTTGTCCTAAAAAGTGCCAATAGCTACCCCCTTTTAAACGACTGTACCAGTTACCTTAACAATCGCTTTCTTGTTATCTTCGAGTGCATACGTACCACCTTTAGCAGCAGCTTGCAATTTAACACCGTCGAAGTCTTCTGCCTCAACTGTACGAGCAGTAGAGATACCTACGAATGGAATGATAATTCCATCTGGTACGAAGTAAGCGACATCGCCAGATTCAAAGTATTGTTCTGGTGTTTCTACAAGGGCAAAGCCTTTGTATTTAGCAAGGCCATTCTCGTCAATAGATACGCTTGATCCTTTAGCAGAAGTATTTGCAGTCATATCTACGATTGCGTTGAACAATTCAGTGCGTAGATACAATGTAACAGGAGCGATCACTTCGTTGTTGCTGTAGTATGCTTTGATTTTGTTAACCAAAGTACGTACAGTAGCTTCTTGCATATCTGTGAGGGCTTCTGTTTTACCTGCAGCAGTTGACAAGAATTTACCGATACGTTTGCTCATTCCACGGGTTTGAGCTTCTGCGTTGAGTTTCAAACGATCAGCGATTGCAGCCTCAATGTTGTTGTTGACTGTGTAGCGGTCGATACCTTCGTGGATTGCAAGTGTGTAGTCGTAAGGTACATCTGTGTTGGTGTACTTGATTTCTTTCAATTCACCAAAACGAGATTTACCAGCCCCAGTTCCAAAACCACCGTCGTTAGCATCGGTTGAGTATTCACCCATTACGACAGGAGTTCCATTGGTTTTTACTGAAAATGCAGTAGTGTTTTCTTGTACACCGTCCAAAATTTGGATAGGAGACAAAGCGTTGATAAACGCTGCATTCACTCCGAATACAGTAGCGAGCATATCACGATATTGTTTCTCGTAGCGAGCAGCAGCTAGGTTGTTATTTGGCATAGATTATGTTCCTTTCTTATTTTTTCTTGCCATACGAGGCGATAATAGCCTCAAAAGGATCAACCTTGCCCTCTTCTTTAACCGATGGTGTGCCACCGACTGAGAAGCTGGGTTTAGGTTCTTCCTTGGGTTCTTCGGGCACATTCCCGAATTGCGGATATTTAGCAAGGACTTCTGAGATTGCATCATTGATTGTCACATCATCAGTCACCTTACTTTGAGCCAGTGCAATGACATCATCGACAGCATCAGAGCGTACACCAAGCGTAAGAGCTGCATATTTAGCAGTCAGTTGTTGGTTTTCCAAGCGCATCGCTTCAAGTTGCTTTTCCTTGTTAGCGATCGCCTCAGATTGTTTCTCTGCTTCTGTCTTCTGTGAGTCTTTCCACTCTCTCAACTGTTCGAAACCTTCTTTAGCACTCTTGACATCTTCAAATCCCAGGCTTTTAAAGATTTTCTCCTGTGCTTTTTTAGCTTCTTTGGCCACCAATCCATTTACTTCCTCTTGTGTAAATGTCTTAGTTTCCTCTTTTGCAACTTCGGCAGTTGCCACCTCTCCAGCATTTACAGGCTGGTCTGTTGTTTGGATTTCTTCGGACATTACTTGCCCCTCCTAAATTGTGATCTTCCATTCTTTAGCGACTGTGGATAAAGTCGAAAGCGCCCAGTGGGTAACGATCCCGCAAGAGGTAAGAAATAAGGAGGAAACAACCTCTTATCCAAAAATGAGCGCAAAATAAAAACCGCATGAATTCTCATACGGTTCCTTATAACAATTAAGTAGCAGTCTATTCCTGCTAGTCAAGATGCTGGATCACCTCCTATTTTAAAGCATAATAAAAGCGCCTAGATCATTCTAAGCGCTAATTATTTACAAAGCTAGACCGCGTTTTTTCAGTTCATCCATGACAAGAACTTCATCTTCTGGAGAAACCCATGTGAAACGCAAACGAGCGAGTTCTTCATCAGTCATTTCAGAAGGGGTTAATGGAGCAGGCTTTTTGAGATTCCAGCTACTTACTTCTTTTAATGCTTCTTCCAAAATCATAGGCTTTACTCCTTTCTTAGATTCATTTCAATGGTAATATTATCCCCTTTTCGTTTCATGTTAATTATATCATATTTCGAACCTTTTGGAAGGATAATCTCGCTCTCTCTATCGTTATCGGTGAAATAAATTTCAGCATTTTTAGGAATGTTGATAATGGTTTTAATAGGTCTATCCTTAAAGAAATTGTATTTAGGAATATAACTAGTAGATGTATAGCCATCATTGTCGAAAGTAGCTTGTCCAGAATTAAGAGCAGACTCAATGCTATCATGCTTTTTCAAAAGACTAGCGTTCTTTCTAAGGATAGAATTAAAATACCCCTCATCGTCAAATCTATTGACTTTGATATTTTTTAGAACTCTATTTCTCTTGATAACCCCATCCAATGTATTGACTATATTCTGATACTCAGACGGCATTACATTTTTATCTCTCAAGTATTTATTGATAGCAAAACTATGAGGTGTACCAATATATCCCAAACCTTGAGGATTCTCATCTGCATAAATAACCTTACGCTCTGCTTTAGTGATTTTTCCTCCAACCTTTTTGAAAGCTGGAATCTCGCCTTCTTTGATGTAATGATGTTCTGCCAGCTTCTTTCTAAGTTGAGCGGTTTTCTTAGCATCTGTATATGGACCTTTGTAGTATTTTTCTCTCGCATAATCACGATGAAGAAACGGCTTATCTTTAAGAAAATCACGCATAGCACCTTGCTGAGTGCGTATCTTACTCTTGTACTTATCTATAAGATCCTTATCACCTAACTTATTGGCAATATCTAATTTTTCTTTACTGTCTCTTATAGACCGTTCTAATGCCCTTTGTTTAGCCTGTACATTAGCATTTCTAATTGCATCTTCTGGTGTAATGTTTTTAACATCATCGCCCAAATCTGGCATGTCATTGATGCCGATTACAAAAGGTGTCAGATAGTGTCCGCAGTTGATGCCAAGACAGCCTGCTGGTGTACCGTAGCCATGATCTGCCAGTGATAGGACGCTGTAGCCACCCTCTTCTCTTGCTTCACCATACGTTACAATGTGATGTTGCAGAGGAGCGCAAGCCTCTCTCGCAGTTGCTTTCTTTGAGTAGTAAAAGGTATCAATACCCAGCTCGTCCGCTGGTTGTGTGCGCATCTGGCGGTATACCCTACGTGTCGTAGTTTTAACAACTGTACGTGCGTAGTTGTCAATGCGCCAGTTCTTCCCTCCTCGGTCTTTAAACCCTCTAAATCCGACTTCCTGCCATTTTATGACAGTTTCAGCAATCGCCTTGTCTGGTGTGGCAACACCAGTCGCAACTTTAGCGACCGTCTCCTTAGCGATATTACGATAAACCTCGTTAACAACATTTGGCAGTGTTGTATTGATTATGTTATTAATGTCACCGCTCGCTTGCTCTAAATAGGCTTCTAGTTGTTTTTGTACGTGGCTTGTGTCAAAGTGAGGATCTTTATTTAGATCCTCCAAGAGTTGGCTCTTGGTGTCCGTGTATATCTTTAGGCCTTCACCCTCAATGACATTTCTTAGTTGCTCTTCCGTGATATCCGTATACTTAGATATTACTTTAAGATTGTGTTCGTTGAGCGCGTGCATCTGATTGAGTTTCTCTAGTTGCCAGATGTAAGGATTGTCTGTGAGCGATGTTGTCCCGCGCTCCAGAAGCCTATCTACCATCTGCTCAAAGAGTTCGACAGTTAACTTATGATAGAGATCAGCAAGACGACTCGATCCAAGTTCTAACTGTTCGTCATTAAATTGTATCGGCAGCCTCTTGCTCATTCCTTATCATTCTCCGTAAATTTCAATGTCTGTTGTATCACGCTCAGAATTGGCAGTAGCCATCGTTTCGTTGTTGATACGTTGTACCATTTGTCCAGCTTCTTCCTCTGTCAACTTCAAAGCGCGTTGAATTGCTGTCTTACGATCAACCAGGCCACTTGCAAGAGCTTTCGTCCAGTATTCCAACTCATTGTTGCGGTCGGTAAAGACACCATCGTCCAGATTAACACTGATCTGCTCCATCTCTGGAATAGGACCGTTGTAAAAATCGTAGAGTGATCCGAGTTCACAAATCGAAATAACCAACTCTTTCAAAGACTGCTCGACCAAAGACACAAGACTATTGCGCATTTGGTAAGTGTCTGAGTTTTCACTTACGATTTCTGTCGCGGTTTTCATACTCTTACCATCGAAGCTAAACATCCCAGCAGATACACCAATCTGCATTTCAAACAGTGACAACCCCTCGTTGATAGCTTTAATGTAGTCCTCTGACCGGATAGGAGTCGTTAGGTCTGTGATGTTAATAGATCCGTCAAGGCTCCCTGTATCAAACTTATCGTATACATTTTGATTAGGATCAAACTTACGCGTGACTGTGACTTTCTCATTGCGTGAGTTAAACTCTGTACGTACTGTCTGTTCTGGAACTGCTACCCTACGCTGTCCCATCTTGACCTCCCACTTGAATTCGTCATAAGTGGTGTTGATAAAGTCGATTGTACTCTTAGCATTATCAAAGATAGACAGGCCTAAAGGACTGTTAATGTCTTTGTTATTCATGCCAGCAGTCTTTAAGTAAGTGAATAGCGGACGACTCAACCCTTTAATTGTCGTTGTTTCATCTAACTCCTCGTAGAGTTCAGACAATGGCACACGATCACCCACTCGATCCTTAACCTCTGATCTGTAGAGTTCATTAGTGATTGTATATTCCTCTTCATTCTTCCACTCATGGAATTCAATCAAAGTATAATATACATTCTTTTGTCCCTCTGACTTGATTGTTTTGGTAACAATAGCAGCACTCGATACATCTTGCGTATTAGATCGCATAGGCAAGAATACAGGAGCTTGTACGAATGCAATTTTGATTTTATCACCATCAACATAAGGCCGCATGGCAAGTCCACCCAGGGCAAGACAGCTCTCAAAATAACGCTCGAAGTTCTTATTAAAGCGGTCGTTCAGCAACACGCTTTGCACGTACTCGTTAGCATCACTTACAGTTTCATCTACTGTGATTGTAGCCTGTTCATTATATACAAGGCTTGCAATCTTCTTTGCTGCAGTCCGTCCGATTGGTAAGTGATTGAATGGTCGTTTAACCATGTCGCCATTTGTATTCATGAACTCCACATCATCCCACTTGGACTGATAATATCGTAGATTGCGCATAATGCGTTTGTATTCTTCCTGGCTTACTGCAATTCGTGGGTGTTCCGTGATATTGCCTAGCGATTGTTGTTGCATCGCATACTGTCCTCTCTTAAATATATTTACTATTCGTTGTATAATTCCCATTTAAATTAAACCTTTAAATTAAGATATCGTGCGTTATCAATTACAAAATATTGCAGAGCATCACACGTATGGTCGTCTTCCTTGATAACTTTCGGATCGTCGTTCATAATGCTTCTTTCATCCCATTGATACTTCTTGTGCTCTTCCACAAAGTATTTCAAGTTGTTTTCTGTAGGCAAATAAAAAAAGCGTCCTTCTGCTAGAAGCGACTGGACGAACTCAGTCATGACGATTTTCTTTTTCTTAGCTACTGGATGCCAGCGCACGCCATAGTCTTCATAGTATTGGTTTCTCAGTGCTCCCTCCGCACTATCTATTGTCATATTCAAAATAGGCGCATTAGGAAAACGTTTCGCTTTCTCCTCCAAGTAGTCATGCAACTCCTTAGACAAGATGCTGGGTGCTTTCTTGTACGTCTTACCCGCTGGACTGTAGTAGTAGTTATCAATTAGATAAACTCTGTCAGCACTCGTCATAACTAAATGCAAGCAAGTTGTAGCAGACTGTTGGTGCCCGCTATCAACTGCGAAGAATTGTCCGATTACACGTTCATTCTCTGGTATTTTATCAATTTCTTTGAACAATTCCATGTTGTAGACATTTGTACCAAGGCCAACTGGTTCACCCAGGTAAATGTACCGGTAGTAGTCGTAGTCGTTCTCTTTAATACGTTCAATATCTTCCAGCATTTGTTCTGTAACAAAGCCCAGCTCATCGTTCAGATAAGATGATGAATGCACCAGATAGTTATCGTTGTCTGCCAGCCTATCCGTCCATTCATTTATCCAATTATAAGGATTGCGGGGCGGATTGTAAGACCAGAAAAACTTAACAAAAGCAACGTCTGGGTGCTTCTGTCGCATAAAGGTCACATTCGACTGGTCAAAGTCTTCTTCACTGCTAAACTCTGCAGCTTCCTCATACCAGACCGCTATGATGTTCCCGATGTCATTTGACTTTAGTTTTTGGAAATCGTCTTGACCGTAGAAATAGAAACATGATCCCGTGAGTGTATCCTGTATTTTAAATGGCGATACAGTAGCCTTGAACCGTCCAGACAAGCCAAACTTATTCAAAGCCCATTGTATTTTAAGGAAGACGCTATCCCGAATAGTGTTACCGACTTTACGGATAACGACCACATTCGCCTTTTTGCCAGCTATCAGAAACGGTACAATCATAAAGACCAGTAGCAAGGCTATCACTGAAGACTTGAAAGAGTTACGACCACCTTTTAACACATTATAAGGTTTGCTGGTAGTCCAGACCTCTTTAAAATGCGGGTTAACATTGTCTTGGATCCTAACTTCCATCTTTAGACCACGCATCTATAATTGTTATGTTCATGTCTGAGCCGATCCCCTGTTCCGTTTGTGTCTTCAGCTTCTCAATTTCAAGTAACATCTTCTTGTCTTCCAGCTCCAAATCATGAAATGCCATGCTATTCATTCCCTCGATAGCAGAAAGGAAAGCATTCGAGTTAGCTTGCCTTACACCGTCGTTTTCGATGCTTGCTCTAGCCTTATTTTTTAACCATTCATACTCACTAAAAGCGCACTCTCTCGACCATAACGACATATTAGAGAACTCTTTAAGCAATTCCCTGTACCTTTCCCGAATCTTTACCTCTTTAAATAAAGTCGAAGCCTTGCTATCAATGGAACTCTCTAGCATATTATCCGTTTTGTACGCTTGCTTGTATGCCTGTCTTTGGGATAATCCAGCGATTAGCCCTTGGACAAACATTTCTTGTTTTAATGTTAATCTACCCAATCACTGGACACTCCTTTCGGACAAAATAAAAAAGATAGGCTTTGGGAGTTAGCCTATCTATATAGCCGGGGCAGGAATCGAACCTACATTATACGGGTGAAAAGTCCGTTACTCTAACCGTTGAGTTACCCAGCAACCTACTATAAAGAGACAACCAAATGGCGCAGGTCCTTCCTACTTCATTGGATAATACTATAATACCACCCAATACAGCGCTTTTACTCCCTACTTTCTTTCAATTATCTCCCAGAAATCTATACTCTAGCAATTCCCCTGCTTTATAAGCCTCTGCGAACTCTAATAATGCCCGATCCAGCAATCTATAGTATTCACTTTCTGAATATCCTAGACTTGGATAAATAGCCTTGTCTTGTCTAAATCTCACTCTGCAATATCGCTCAATCAAAATCTGTGATAGATTGAGATCAGACAGCCGGTTAATAGCTGATGCCATAAGCTCCAGTTCTTGCTGGGCGCTTACCCGTCTAATAACCATCTGCTCAGTTTGACGGCTGGGCGAACTGGGTGCGCTCTTTGGCTCTAGCGAGTAAGTAGCTGTGACTTTTGGGCTGTATTCTTCCCCAGCGATTCGTAATAGTACGCGGTAGTTCTTGAGTGTATTGTCTGCGTTCTCCTTTGTTTTGTTTTTTAGCACTTCTCCGAAAAGCATTCAATCCCACCCTTTCATTTTAGATATTAAGTCCAGCGCTTCTAATTTCCGTCTTAAACGACGTTCTCGCTTGCGTTCTTCATTCCGTCGATAATTATAATTATCTTGATAAAATTGCTCAACCAAGTCCTCGCTAGACCGTCCTGGGCCTACTTTATCAAGTGACTCTTTCATACATTCATAGAGTAGATCAGTTTCGACAAACCCTACAAACTTCGCGATAATTGCAGATGATGGCATTCTGTTTTGTTTTTTGTATTTCTCATATCGCGCACCGTCCTGATAAGCATTATGACTTTTCGCGGTTTTAAAAAACTCGTAAACAGATTCAAACTCAGCTATCGCCTTGTCTGCTTCCTGGAAAAATTCTTTTTTCAATTCCATCGTCTTCCCCCAGTCTTGATCGTGATTAGTTCAGCATTTTTCATAATATTGTCCATAATGAACTGACACAATTCTTCTGGTGTCAGATCACCCTCCAACTCCGTTCTCATCTGCTACCTCCTGTAATTGCCAGGCCATACGTGAATTATAATCATTGTTCAATTTGTTTATAATCACGTCTTGCATGACATTTTTTTCTTCGATCTTCTCGAGTTCGTCCCTTTGTGTTTGTATCGTTCGCTGTAGATCGCTGTTGCTCGTTTCAAGCACTCGTACCCGTGAGTTAAGGTTGACGCATACAGCGATTAGGACAAAAAGGATAAACGCAAAATTCGCACGTATCAGCTTATCATTATTCGTCATCGCTTGTCCTCCGAGATCAGATCTTTGTAAAATTGACCTATACTGTCAATTCTTACATAGTCTCCGTTGCCAGTGAGAATATGTGTACAGCACCGATCTCCACCATCGTCAAGTACCAATTTTAAACACCGTTCACCGAATAAAGCATACTCGGTTACAGCAACAATTTTTGAGGTATTTACAATGAATTTAGTAAAAAACTTTTCAGGTTTTTCTAAACCTAGCATTAAAAATTTCATCATTTCTCCTTTCTACTCTTAAACGCAATCACACTAGCCCAGATCAAACCAGAGAGCCAGACTGCTGCAAATAATAAATAAATAAAGTTTTGTAGGTCCATTAGTCGTCCTCACTCGCATTGTAAACTAACATTAATCACGCCAGTTATTCGATTGCTTTCGATTAACGTCTTTAAACTAGTGCCATCACCAAAGTACACCGATGTAGTTTCTTCTTCCCACTGACTTTTAGTGTATGGATATCTGTCTGGTCGTGTCATTCTGTCACCTCCTATTTTTTGTTATTTTCACTGCCTAAAAATATCAATATCACCCAGAAGAAGGACCACATAAGGTCCGAGAGTGACTTTAGAAACTGTTCTAATGTCATTCTACTACCTCCAGCAATTCAGGATTTTCGTAAATGTTGCCGATAATTTCAGCCGTTTTAGAAAACTCCTTCGCACCTTCCTCAAAATCGTCAATGCTCATTCCGTCTCCGAAAAAACCTTCTCTGCCATCAAGGACTGTATAAAATCCAAGTGTTGGATGTCTCTTTATATCTACTACATCTATGTTATATCTAATAATATCCCCCTCAAAAATTTCTTTACCATTCTTATCAACTAGCCCTGTTGATTGCATGAGGTTAAGGTCATTGTTTACAATCCATGAACCAGCAACATCGTCCTCATCAATAATCCAAATGTTGCCATCACAAACCATCACTTCTTCTGGTTGATACATACGAGTTAATGACCCGCTATCATACGCTCTAAATTTTGGAATCATTCTTCCACCTCCTCTATTTCAATTCCTTCACAAGAATAAATCCATCCAAACCCAGCCTCTTCTGCCACACTCATTCGATCTCAATCCCTGGACAATCAAACACCCAGCCAAAGTTAGCTTGTTCAAGATATTCTTTTGTGAAATCCGTTTTAAAACCATGCTGAAAATGAAGTCCTGTCTCGTCATTACATAAGTATTGGCCAGTGCCTTTTAACCTCACTTTAACTAACTCCTCTTTCTCGACTTCGTAGCCGTCAAGCCATGCACGGGCAAAGATTTCCATGTTGTCATCTTCTCTAAACCAATAATCAAGTTTTTTTTGGTTTGAAGAAATGCCTTCCATTGCACCGAATAAATGGAAATCATCATCTTTACATTCCTCAATCCAATCCGCAACAAACTGCGGTACTACCGGCTTCTGCGGTTCGTCTAGTTCAGAAGCGAGTTCTATTACTGCGTCTATTTTGATGTATTCAGATTTATTACCAAAAATATTTTTCAAGGATTTCATCCGTTCAATAAATTCTTGCTTATTCATTAACATCAGTCAAATCCTCCTCTTTTACGAATGAACCATCAATCCATTTACCTTTTCGATCTTTGATTTCGTTATAAGCTCCAGTGAAACATTCTAGAAATTCATAACCTAAAATATTGCTGATTGATTTCAAGTAGGCTACAATGCGCACAAGTTAAATTCACCCGTTGTGTTTACTTCATTTTTGCGAGTAAATTGAAATTCACTGGCATTCTCAATCAGCAACTCAAAACAGTCTTCAATACTGTTCGCTTTGGATCTCGATGCCTTAATTAAAATATCAACCGGATCAAGTTCAATCATCATTGCAAGGCCTACGACAACCACCGCACAATCACCAATGCTGTCCTTTGTGAGTTGTTCTTTTTGCTTGGCATATCCTGCACATAGCTCGCCCAATTCTTCAAATAGCTTGAGCGTCTGTTTAAATACATTTCCCTGCGTGATATCCCGGTCAATAAACCATTGCCTGGTTAGCTCGGTTAGTTCCTCGATTTTATCAATATCCATCTATCATATCCCCCTCGATTTCCTTTAATTTCTTGTCTATGGCTTTAATTTCCTTGTGTAGCCATTCGCGATAGTTGGCGCTGTAGTGATGCCCTCGCGTATTGCTAATTGTTTTAAGCTGTAGTTCCTCACTCAGCCGTTTCTCATAGATACGCTTAGACCGTAGTAGATTTTCCTTTTCCATGTCAAATACCTAAACGATGATTTTCTAAACCGTCTCTAAAACGGTACATTTCTTCAAAATATAGCCCGATCAAGATTGCGTCCGCTTCATCGTCCTTAACATCTTTATTAAATTTATCTGCCACGATGTCAATTGCTTGCTGTTTCAAAACCTGCCGGCCTTTGCCTTTAATCGCAAAGTGCTTTCTCCAAGTTCTAACATTGACGAAGTAGACACGGTCCGCAATGAGCCTGGAAATGATAATGCCCGTTGCAATTCCGATTTTAACCATCGTCTGCTGGTTGCCACCTCCGACATTGTTCTGCTCGATCACAATCTCTTTAAAGGGTTTGTTATATTTTAAAATCAACCGTGACTGAATAGCTTTCAGCTTGTTCGCCATTTGTAAGGCCCGTTCTAAAAATGTGCCTTTAGGTTTGACAACCCCACTGTCTTAGCTAGATTTTCCATAGATTTGTTAGTTTCCTCATCTTCTTTTTGGTAAACCGAAGCAAAGCGAATATCGTCGGTTAATTTAGCGGTAAATGTTAATGATCTGTCATTATTTTTATATTCGGCCAAAAATTCGTTGTTGTTATCTTTTGCGATTGCGTAAAATTCCTTTTGTTGTTTCATGTTATTTCTCCTTTTTTACATTTTTAAAATGGTAAATCATCATCCGAGATATCCATAGGGCTCGTATTAGCTGCTGCCTGCCGTGAGAAATCCGGCTGGCTGTACCCTTGCGACTGCCCCGCTTCACGATCTTTCCGGCTTTCCAAAAGCTGGAATTGTTCTGCCACCACTTCGGTCACATAGACCCGTTGGCCTTGCTGATTTTCGTAGTTGCGTGTTTGTATCCGTCCTGTGATACCAATCAAAGCACCTTTCTTGGCCCAATTCGCCAAATTTTCCGCCTGTTGTCGCCAGATCACACAGTTGATAAAATCCGCTTCACGCTCTCCGTTCTGACTTTTGAAATTACGATTGACAGCCAGTCTAAAGGTAGCCACCGCTTGATTGTTTGGAGTGTAGCGTAGTTCTGCATCGCCAGCCATACGGCCAACGAGGGTTACTGAATTAATCATATTTAATCTCCAATCAAATTATTCAAAGTCACGATACTGTTTAATTTCTTCTGGCTACGGCAATAATCGCAATGACCGCATGCCTTAGGCTCCATCTTGTGCTGGATAACATCCCAGACTTCCTTAATGGTTTCTTTCACTTCTTCCAAACCTTCCTCAAGCCATTCTTCATCAATCCGAATCACTTCCTTGTCTGGTACTTCTTCCTTGCTGACTGCTATGATGATAGGCCTAAACTCATCGCCTGTCATTTGTCTCAGTAGATCTCGATAGATTGCAAGTTGGGAATGATACCCAAATCCTAAAATGTTATTGACTGCTGTCGGCACCTTGCGTCGTAGGTCAGCGTTCCACTCCATATCATAGATAGACTTCATTGTCTTTAAGTCTGCGAAATACCCTTGCGTCAAGTTCACACTGTCCAGTTTCCCTTTAAACGGCACCCCCTCGATTTCACCATACACGATCATTTCTTTTTCAACATTTTCAGTTGAACTGCCGTGATACAAGCGATTGAAAGAGGGATCATCTTTCAGCGATGCAATCATAGAGTCACCGATTAAAAACTCTTTCTTAAGTTGCCCTTTGGTTTTACCAGCCTTTGAAATCAACTTGTCGCCGTTTTCGTTCAGAAACGCTTCATGCGCTTCTTGACTTTCAAAGTAGCTATGTACGTAGTTTCCTAAAAGCAGGGGTGTTTCATCTCGTGTCTTGGTCCAAGTGCCACCCTCTACAGCGAGGGCGCGAGCTGGGCATTTTAGAAACTGCTTCATTCGCGAATAGGACAGGTACTCTTTGTCTTGGTAGTAATTTTCTTGAGTTAACTTTTTCATCATTGCTCCTTAATATTTGTCGTGTTACCTTCAAATAGTCCGAGTTCTTCGTAGACACCGTCGCTAGCTTCTAAATCATCATCAGACGTTTTCAGAGGCTCGCTGTTCTCTTTTTCTGGTTCGCTAGTATTATCTACTGATTTGTCAGTTAAGAAGCTCTCAAGCGTTTCTGTTGCTTCTGTCGGGGTGACGTCCTTCACGCTATTTTGAACATTGCTGTCCACATTATCGTCAATAATTGCTTGTTGCATTTCGATTGACAAGGGAGCATAGGTAGAAAGTAGCTGTTTCAATACCGTTTTACGTGCCATTGCGTCAAAATCTGTCTGCCATGGGCTGGATTTACCACTGAATGATCGGCTGTACTTCTTACCATGTGCTAGAACTCGATCCTTAGTCCAAAATAGAGTTTTTTCAAAACCATTAGAAAGTCGCATGAATGCAAAGTATCCTGCCACCTCCTCGTTCGCTTTTGGTAGGGCCGTCATGTCAACTTCCAGGTCTTCGGTTAGTGGATTGTATCCCTTAAACTGGCTCGCGTAGATTTCACCAGCGTTCAGTTTCACAATTTGACCGCTACGCTGTGCGAGTTGGATCAATCCTTTATATCCAAGCTGGAATTGAGCCTCTGATCCGTAAGGCACGATGTAAGCAAATCCAAGGTTAGGGTCAATAGGCAGGTCGAGTGTAGCAGCCTTCATCGCTGCATTTAGCACGCTTGTATTTGTTGCTTTGGCAAGATGGCTGTTATTATTTACGATTGATAACAGGCTGGTAACAAACTGTGTTTCACGGCCATTAACTACCGATTTCAGTTTTTCCAAAACCACTGGACTGTTAAAAGCATCCTTTGGTGCCATTAAATCAAAATTATTTCTACTCATTTTTCATTTCTCCTTTTTTAATTTTCTTCGTAATGGATCCAGCGACCATTCACACAATACCAATCGTCTGGATCTCTGTGATCTTCTTCAATTTCCGGTTGTAGATAGTCGCGGTCATAATCAAATGGAAACATCGCTGTGCTCCTTTAATTTTTTGTAACTGTCCCAGCTCGTAGATTTCAAGCTGTTCAGTAGCTTCTGCTCTGTCTTGATCTGCTTCTTGTACTGCAGAACCCATGCCGTGTACTCATCGTCATTTTCTGCAAAATAGTAACCGCGAGGAAGTGATCTGCTGGCCACGATAGGCACCGAGTGATTAAGCCGTAGTTCTGCGATGCCACCGCGCACCTTACGGACTGATAAGTTTGTCATTTTGGCAATGTCGCGAGTTGTCAGTACGTTCGCCCGTCCTACTCGAATACAGGCTAGTATTAGCTGTAAGCGTTCGTTCATAGCTTACCCTCCTCTTGATATCTCATTAAGACCTCTTGATACTTTTTCAAAAGTTGTTTTTTTTGGTTAAGTTCCTCCCGTAGCTTTCTGTTATCGTTCAAGGTTACTCGAAGTATATTATTCTTACCCTCTAGGTCGATTTTCTGGAAATGTATCTCTTGCTTTAATGCTTTAATTTTTTTGCTATAAAACATCTGCTGCGCTCCAGTCGTTGTCTGAGTGTGAGTGCTTGCGTGCATAAGCTAGATCTGCTTGAAATGCTTGATAGCCCTCGTTAAATTTCTCTTGTAGATCTTCCTCGTACTGTTGCATGATTGCGTCCTGCTTAGCTTGACGGGCTTTCTTGCGTTGCGCACGTTTAAAGTCCCAGACAGCCCCAGCAAACCCTGCTGTAAAAAATGTTCCTGCAATTGTCATACAGGCCAAAATATCGTTATACATTTCATATCTCCTTATTAATTCGTCTGATTGCGTTATAATATCCGCTGTCTTTTGGTATCGTGTACCCTGTTAGGTCGTCTACTTGGCTACCGTCCGCCATAATATTGATTATGCGCGGTCGCCATTGATTTTTTAATTTCATTTTGTTATAATTCCTTTAGAAAAGTTTTATCTCTCGACCGCTTGGGGTTCCCTTCTCCAAGGGGTCTTTTTTATGCTCTGCCAGCTAGCCGGCAAGCGTACAGGTCCATGATCTTACCTCTGGCACTATCTGGATCACTCGCTAGTAACTTAGCTTTAATTTCATCCGAAAGCTCGTAGCAAGTAGCTTCGAAGCCCTCAATCATTTTGTCAATCAAAACGGCAATTTCCTCCTATCTTCTGCGTTGTCTGGGTACTTAAAGTAAAGGTCCCGGCCTCCTTTTGTGATACGGCTTCTTAGACCATCGTCATACGCTTCTTTCATCGCCTTACCGCCCATATTAGTAGTGATAATCGTTTTATCGCGATGATCTAAAAGCGTGTAGAGAAAGTCTTGCTTCCACTGTCCGCGGTCACCCTTTCCCAAATCGTCAAGAATTAGGAAGTCAACCTTAGTCAGTAGATCCAGCCAGTCATTAGTTGACATAGACCCTTTCTTGTCAAATCCACCTTGTATCTTCTGAAATAGAGTGGGTACATTGACAAACAAGATACTCTTAGGAATTTTATTCGCTTTGAAGTCTGCGTTTAGCTTTTCTGCGATTGCTAGTGCGAGGTGTGTTTTACCTCGTCCAGCTTCGCCCATTATCAAAGCGTTTCCTCGTCCGTCATGTAAATAATGATGTACCAGCCGTAAAGCGTAGTTCTTGGCTTTTTCGTCAATCTCATTTGATACCGTGAAAGTCTTAAAGGTTGCGTCTTTCATCTCTGGTGGTATGATGCTGTTCTTATCAAAAACATCGTAAGTCTTTCTTAGGATTGTAGCTGTGTGAGCCTGTCCTATCTTCTGCTCTTCTTCACGCGCCATCTTATCCCTTTGACACTCTGGGCAAAAGGTTCTGTTGCGTTCGTCTTGTAGTGGTACATCGTCATTTAGAGACCACTTAAAGCAAGAATGTATAGAGCAAGTTTCTTGTTCGTTGATATGGTAGACCAGCGGTAAATCCATGCTGTCACCCCCTAGAA